CAATTACTACCACAAAGAAAATGATTTAGAAAATTACTACTATTAAAATGAAACATAGAATAATTAGAAATAAAGTAGAAGAAGAATTAAATATAGATTTAGAAAACATATGTAGAAGAAGAGAATATGTTTATGCTAGAGCTTTGTATTTTGGTTTGTGTAAAGAACTAACAAAAGATAGTTTAGATTTTATTGGTAGTACACTAGATAAAAACCACGCAACAGTTTTACACAACATAAATAATATATTTAATAATTTTATGATATATGGTGAAAAGAAATATTTAAAAGCATACCATAAAATAAAAAGTGAATGTTCACAAATGAAAGATAATACTTGGTGGACAAACAAAAAGTATTACGTTGAAGATCTGATAAGAGAAAACGTAAGAATGAAAAGGGAATTAGAAAAACAAAATTAATATGGGAACAATGTTTTATTTAGTAGGTGCTATACTTATAGCATTTATTTATATTATTGAGGTATGTCAGAAATAAAAAAACAAGATGGTAGAAAAAACAATGGTGCTGTAAAAGGTGTCAGCAGAGGACAAGGTAGACCTAGAAAGATTATCACAGATAATATGACTGGTCTGATTGACTTTGCCATTAGAAAGAACTTTGGTAGTGCAGAGAAAATGTGGATGCATATTGCCAAAGAAGCTAAAGCTGGTAATCCTAAGATGTGGGATTATCTTATGAATTATAGATATGGTAAACCAAAAGAAATGCAACAGATAGATGTTAATACAAAAGTTAATATTCCTGTTATAGATTTTGCTAGACCTAAAACAATAGATGTAACACCTGAAAATGAAAGAATCGATTCTGATACAAATGAAAAAAAAGATTGAGGACTTAGAGAAAAAAGTTCACCTTCTTTATCACTTACCAATAATTAAAAAAGACATCAACCATCTTATAAAAGAGAATGCAAAAGCTGAATCTAAACCCAAAGTATCAAAGTCTGTTTCAGACAAAGGATAGATACGTAGTAATTACTGGTGGTAGAGGATCAGGTAAATCATTCGCAGTAACGGTATTTTTAGCTCTTCTAACGTACGAAAAAGATAATAGGATACTATTTACTAGGTACACCATGACTTCGGCTTCTATGTCGATTATTCCTGAGTTTGTAGAAAAGCTTAATTTAATGGGAGTAATAGAAAACTTTGAGGTAACCAAGTATGAAATAAAAAATAAGGTTACTGGTTCTTCTATATATTTTAGTGGCATAAAAACTGCAAGTGGTGATCAGACTGCTAAACTTAAATCTATTAGTGGAGTAAATACTTTTGTACTTGATGAAGCAGAAGAGCTTATGGAAGAAGATAACTTTGATAAGATAGATTATAGTATTAGATCTAAAGTATCTGCTAACAGAGTTTTACTTATACTTAATCCCACTACAAAAGAACATTGGGTATATCAGAGGTTCTTTCAGAACAGAGGTATTGCTGACGGATTCAATGGATCTAAAAATGGTGTAAGTTATATTCATACTACTTACTTAGATAACCAAGAACATTTATCAGAGTCTTTTGTAAAGCAGGTAGAAGAAATGAAAGTAAGAAGGCCACAGAAATACGAACACCAAATCATGGGTGGTTGGTTACAGAAAGCTGAGGGAGTTGTATTTGAAGATTGGCAGATTGGACAATTCAATAGGGAGATACCAATAAGTTGTTTTGGATTGGATATTGGATTCGCTAGAGATGAATCTGTGCTTACAGAAGTTGCAGTAGATAAAGCTAGAAAAATAATTTGGGTTAAGGAACACTTTTACAGAAAAGGGTTAGTTACTTCAAATATATATGACTTATGTTTAAGATATGCAGGAAAGAGACTTATTGTTGTAGACTCCAGCGAACCTCGTCTAATTGCAGAGCTGAATTCAAGAGGGCTGAATTGCACTGCCACTGTGAAGAAGAAGGGCAGTATTGTAACAGGGATTGCTTTGATGCAAGATTACAACATCAATCTAGATGGAGAAAACCTTGTCAAAGAATTCAACAACTATGTTTGGGATATCAGGGGTGTCAAGCCGAGAGATGCTTACAATCATGGTGTGGATGCGATGAGGTATGCTGTTGAGTATTTACTTCTGCGTAGCAATCCAAAAGGTACTTACGTTATAAGATAGTTTATATGATGCGTAAACAATATTATGATTTCAAGTATGGTGACTTTGTTGAGAAACATTTTGCCACTTGTATGAAAGACAGATCTAATTCTGTAACAAAATCTAATAGGCATGAAAATATGCACAAACATATTGATTTCTATATTAACGATAAAGGAGTAGATGTAAAGGGTGGTAGACATCTAGATACAATCTGGTTAGAGCTTACTAACGTACAAGGTAAAGATGGATGGCTAAAAGGTAAAGCAGACTACATATGTTTTTATGTACATGAATTAGAATCATTTTGTGTATATAACAGAACTGATCTTCTGAATTTAGTAGGGGGTGTTACAGAAACCACTACTAATAAAAAGGACTATTGGAAAATATATACTAGATCTAAATGGGGTAGAAAAGATGAGATAGTAAAAGTATCTTACGATGACATCAAACACTTAGAAATACAACAGATTCATTACCCTGATGCATCAAAAGATGCTTATGAATTTAATAGCTATGAATCTAATACCCTATGAATTCAATAGGCAAAATTTTGTATATATGAATTTAATACCTATATTAGCACCTACTTCAATTATGTTATTTCATAATTTGATTTGGTTATATAATTAGTTAACAAGAAACCCTTTGATACTTTCAGAGGGTTTTTTAATTTCTGCAAATATATATAAAAAATAATTTAAATAAAATTTGTCAGTTGCAAAATAATTATTACATTTGTACTATTAACTAATTAAATAATAAAATTATGAAAGCAAGTACAATAAAAAAATTCTTATCTAGAATAGAAGAAGAATTAAAATACAACAATAGAACTTTAGATGATGTAGATGTTAACTTTAGATTCTGTGATGATTCTGATGTTCATCAGATGAGATATGTAGAAGAAGATCTATTTGACTCTAAAACCAACAATATAGTAGAGAGTATAATTTTTAGAATTAACTAATTAAATAATAAAATTATGAAAACAAATACTACATTACATCAATTTAAAAGGGAGACCTCGTATGAGGTTATAAAAACTAAATTAAGCACACTAGTTGCGTTTGCCAAACTGATACCAGAAAGGGATATGCCAATGGATGCAAGGACAAATTTGCAAGATTTAATTCTAGAACGTATTTCTACAATACAGGATGAATTAAATTTTTTACAAACAGATGAGCTAAAAAAACAATAACTATGAATAGTATGGTAGATAGTGAGCCTAATTGGCTAGATGAACGTTACAAAGATGAAGATCTTGACCCCACATACGCATCAACTTGTTGTGATGCACATCCTCTTGGAGAAGTAGATATAGATAAGGATGGAGTAATATTAGGACGTTGCATTTCGTGTAAAGAAGGTGCAGAATTTTACGAAGAAGATTACGAATAACTAATTAAAATAAATAACTATGAAAAAAAATAAATACGCTGAATGGCACTTTGATAAGTTAGCAACTCAATGTTGTTACCTGCCTGAATATCAAAGAAAACAAATAATATCAATCTTAGTAGCATCTATGCTTACTGAGAAGTCTGATAAAGATGCAAAAAAAACTTATGATAATATACACAAGGAATTTATAAAACATAATCTATGAAACAAGATAAATTTATATGGCTACGATTCAAAGCAAAGGATCTGAGCAAACTTAAGAAAGATTCAAAAGTTAGAAAGGTGGTCGAAGAAATGAACGAAAAGATATTCAAAGTGAAAACATGAATGTGAATTTAATAGGGGTGTGAATTTAATACCCCTATGAATTTAATACCCCCCTTTGTGAATTCAATAGGGGGTTTTTTTGTGCCATAATTCCAAAAGTACTTTTTTAGACTAATTAATATTTTATTGGCTTTTATTTTGTCATATGGAAAATATGTATTAAGTTTGTCCTAACTAATTTAAAATAATAACTAACTAAAAATTATAATTATGAAACTTACATTAAACGAAATAAACACACTTTTCAACGTTCTTTATATAATATCACCTTTATTTATATACTTAACCTATATAGTAATAAGAGATTTTATCAGAGTATTTATAAAGGATATAAAAGAAATATTTTAAGTAATTGCTAACTAAATAAATATAACTATGAAAATAAATATAAAAACAAAGAGTAAAATATCTAATTCATACAAGTTTAGACTTGTAGAAAAAGCCATTAAAAGCGGTCTTATTTTCGGAGCTGGACACATTAAAAAAAATGGATCTCCGAGACTCGGAAAGTATAGAGGCGGAGTAAAAATTGGCGTAACTGGTAGAGGTGCAAAACATGATCCAAAAGATCATGGACACTTTAAAGTTTATGACATGACTATAAAAAATTATAGAAAAATCAACTCAAATACTTTATTCTATATTAAATTCTTTGACGTTGAGACAGGAAATAATAAAACTTTAAATATTATATAATATGTTTACATTATCAACACGAAAAGCAATTATTAACGAATATTTAAGGATCCAATATTTGTTGAATAATAACCAAGTTAAATTTTTATCGGATTTGACAAGGTACAAGTATACTAATGGCGGTTTTCATCCTTACAGGGAATATATAAAACAAATTATAAATTATTATATCAACTTTGAAAAGATGGATAAAAAAACCGCTTATATTAAATTAAATTCTATTACAGGTTTTGAAACATTACCCTTAAAGGAAAAAACAATATTTTAACTAACTAACTAACTAATTAAATAAACAAATTATGAATTTATTAACACAAAACAGTAAATTAAAAAAGACTTCCTCTCATTTCGGTGAGAGGGTCTTTAATTTCTCAATACCAGCTTATAAAAGTGTGACGGGTAAAACAGTTTGCCCTTTTGCTAGTGATTGCGTAAAGTATTGTTACGCCCAAAAAGGTAACTATACTAGATTCCCTAAGATTGGGCAACTAATGGAAAAAAGA